AGCAGGTAAAAGAACCTATATGCCATCTCATAAGAGATGGGGAAAGATAACGGTAACAATGATGCCAACACCAGAAGGTGCTATCACTAGCACAGAAACTTGGTCAGCAACACCGGAAGAAGTAACACCAGACCTAGAACTAATCGAGGAGGAAGTAACAGATGAAGATCAAAGTAATTGATGAGCATAAATTCTCAAGAGCTATTGCAGACCTTTTGATTGAATCAGAAGATTCAGAAAACCCAGACCCACAATACAATGCTTACAACTATGGTTTAATTGATGCACAAAGAGTTTTATCGGGTGTATCGGTAGATATCATTAGGGAATCTAGACCGAAATGATTTGTCACGACTGCCTAGTAGGTGGTGTATTAAACACCGAAGGCTACTACGATAAGGCCACAGACTTACACTACCAATGCGAGGATAAGGGGTGCGTATGTCAGCACAAGGTTGGGCCAGGGTTGATCGTAAGAAAAGGTTTAGCGGTGCCACCGATGCAAACGCAGTCCCCATAGGACCGATAGTCCTAGCATTTGGTGGGGAAGTAAGAGAAGGCAAGTCCAGCTCGGTGCGTTGTGTATTGCACAACGACAGCAGGCGCAGTGCAGTAATAAACACAATAGATAATCTCTATTACTGCCACACCTGCGGTAAAGGTGGCAATGCAGTTAACTTGGTTTGTATATTAGAGAATATGGAGTTTAAAGATGGGCTTAAACGCGCAGTCGAAATTGTTGCAGGAAGCGGCGCAACGATACGCACAGGAAATAACTCCCGAAACTCTAATCGCGCTCGCAGAACGTGGGATCTCTGAGTCAGTAGCTACTAAGTATCAGATAGGAACTATCGTTGACCCTATCAACGGACACGAGATGTATGAAGGATGGATATCTATCCCATATATAACAGTCAATGGGTCTTGTGTTGGCTTCAAGTTCAGGCGCCTTGATGATGGCAAGCCTAAGTATGGTAGTCCTACGGGCCAGAAGGCACACCTATATAACGTCAAAGATATTACTATTAGCAGTAAGTATATTGTTATTACTGAAGGTGAACTAGATGCAGTCATTACTTCAGGAGTTCTAGGTATACCAGCAGTCGGAGTGCCAGGAGTGGCTGCTTGGAAGACACACTTTCCTAAGTTATTTAGTGGTTATGAAACTGTATATGTAGTCGGCGACAATGATGTCAAAGAGGATGGCTCTAACCCAGGAGCTGAGTTCGCTAAGCGTGTCGCAAACGAGGTGATGAACTCAACTATTGTTACACTACCACCTAGTATGGATATCAATGACTACTACCTAGCCAATGGCGTAGAGGCAACCCGTAACTTACTGATAGGAGAGTCTAATGAATGAGCGAGGAACTGGAATTAGCGCTGACAATTTTGATAGAGAGTGGATTCATAGTGCTGAGCGTAGACCAGACTCTCAAGCAGTTCGTGGTAACCCTGCCAGCAGTCCGTTAGCAGATCATCCAGTAGTTGCTGGATATCGTAGCGCTGGTGGTGTAAGCACCGATGACCTCACTTCATTCATAGAAGCCTTCGCTTCGCTACGTGCAGGTCGTGTTAAGAATGTAGGACATAGCCAGTATGCGTTGGCTAATGGGCAGAAGTTCGAGTCCTTTACTACCGCAGATACCATTAGAGAATTACTAGAGGAGATAGCTGACGCTAGCAACTACCTCGACTTCCTTGCTATCAAACTATTAAACATCCAACACACTATAGATTTGGTGCTACCTGACTGTGACTGAATTAAACCCTGCGGTATATGACTTAGTTCCTTCGGTTGCTAATAGTATCTATCGCCGTTACAAGAACTTCGTAGAGAAGGCTGACGTAGCGCAAGAGTGCTATGTATGGGCCACTGGTCGTGCTTACTATATTAACGAGCAGTTAGCAGAGCCAGATCCTGAACAGAATAAACATAACCTTCAACGTATCGCTTGGCAAATGCGTAGGGTAGCTGAACGCTACGCTCGCAGACAGAAGGCTGATAAGTCTGGCTACTCAGTAACAGATGAAACTTACTATGAGTCTGCCACCCTGGGCCAACTACTACCATTCGTTATTGCTTCGGTAGTTGATGGGACAGTGCTAGAACAGATACAAGATATGATTAAAGACGGGCAACCACGCGGCTCATCATCACCTTCTGAGGGTGGCAACCTGCTTGCCGTGCTGATAGATATTAAGAAGGCTTACCTGAAGTTGGACCAGCCTGATAAGGACTTGTTACTACTTAGACATCACGAAGGTCTTACCCTTCAGCAGATAGCTGAAGTATATGGTTGCGCTCTATCTACTGCTGATAGGCGCTGCTCTAATTCACTTCGCAAACTGCAGAACCTACTCGGAGGAGACAACCCTTGGCGATGAAAGAATTAGAACTCTTTGAATACTTACAAGAAAGTTTATATCCGGACCTGGTAAAGAGTGAAGGTATCTATGATTCGTTCGACTGTATCAGTCAGCAAGCAGGTCATTACATAGAGTTGAAGTGCCGCCATACTCACTACCCTACCCTCTTGATTGAGGAGATGAAGTATCGCAAGCTCATAACACAGAGCGCAGAGCGCGATCTAATTCCCTTCTATATTAACTCTACCCCGCAGGGTATCTACTCCTTTGACCTAATGGATATACCAGAGCCAGAGTGGGTAACGCATTGGATGCCGGTTACATCAGAGTTTGCTAACCGCAGTAAGGTAGAGAAGTTAGTAGGTTATCTAAGTATCGAGGAAGCAATTAAACTATGAGATATGAATACGAATGTCCAGGTTGCGGTGATGTGCGTGAAATCGAACGCAAGATGACTGACCCGGAGGAAACTATTATGTGCGGTAATTGTCATAACCAATTCCAACGTAAGTGGACCTCTCCCCCTGTATCGTTCAAGGGTTCTGGCTTTTATATAAACGACTCGAAGTAAATAGTAAAGCCCCACCGGACGGATAGGTGGGGCTTACTTGTGCAACCAGGAAGAAAGAGTTAAGACCCAGTCGCAGTATCAAAGGTATCACAGATACCCTGAATAATCCATTCAACAACAGGAACTGCTACCGCATTTCCCATCTGTTTATAGCGACTAGTGTCGGACTGACCTTCGGTCCATCCATCAGGGAAACCTTGGAGTCTTTCACATTCTAGCGGCGTAAGTCTACGCACTAACATACCACCAGCAATAGCGTGTCTATCAGTAGATGTTAAAGAAAACATTGGATCATCTGTATCACCATATCCTTTACCAGCAGGTCCAGCTGTATCACTTCTGCCTATCATATTTCCTTGTATCGGATGCGCTACCATTGGCATATTGTTTCCACCTGTTCCCATTCTAGCTTGCAATGTATTTATCTTGTCATCTTGTAGTCGAAGATCAGCAACTCTATTGGCATAAAAAATAATAGTAGTGGCTCGGACGTCTCCGTTATCGAATGCGTTTAGAGTTGGCACAACTCCACCTTCAATCCAAGTTTCATAGTCAGTATTACTCTGCGCTCTGCGACTCTTGTTGAACCACATCATCATTCTCCAAGACTAGGTTGTAATGTTCTGAACCTGATGGTCCACCAGATCCTTTATACCATTTGGAAGTAACAGTAGTTGTTACTCCTGGGTTGGTTGTGAGCCAGCCTGCTTCTCTAGTGCCTGTTGCAGCGTTGGAGGTAAGCTCTTGCCTCTCTGTATTGTTCTTCTTAAGATCCCTTCGCAAGCCTTGGGGCTTAAATAATACTTCGTCTGGACCTGCTCCGTCAGAAGAACGTCTGCCAACGATGAAGACACGGCGCCGTCTTTGGGGAACTCCGAAGTGCTGAGCGTCAAGAGTCCTCCAGGCAACAGAATACCCGAGGTCTGCCATCGTCCCGAGGACGACTCCAAAATCTTTTCCTTCGTTACTGGATAACAGACCAGGGACGTTTTCGAGTATGAACCATTCTGTTTGCGTTTCGTCCACAACTCGGGCAATCTCCCAGAATAACCCGCTTCGTTCGCCAGCCAAGCCAGCCCTTTTGCCAGCAACGCTGAGGTCTTGGCAGGGAAATCCTCCTGTAATAATTCCTCTGCTTGGATTAAATCCGACATCTATTAGGTCCTTTCCCTTTACTGTTGTTACATCATTGAATTGTTTTGCATTAGGGAACTTGCGTTCCAATAGAGCTTGGCAATGCTTGTCAATCTCCACGTTAGCAACGACATTAACTCCGTTGCGTTCCATAGCCAGATCAAAGCCACCTACTCCTGCGAATAGTGATACTCCTGTTAGCATTCAATCTCCTCAGTAGTAGTTGTTGCGTTTTTGGAAAGCGTTGGCTCGACAAGGTGTGTCGTGTCTATGAGAAATGTATCTAAGACCTCGTAAGATTTGAGTAGTAGGGTCTCTGCTTGTCTCTCCAAGGTGCTGAGCAATACCGAAAGCTGACGATCTTGGTCTGCCCTTATGGTCAATAGGTCTGGCGTGGTTGTCAAACCTGCTCTCACGGGTCCAAAGGGCGATGAGGCACTCTCGCTCTCTCCCTTCCCACCCGAAAGCAAGGTAAGCATAACGCGCTGCGAGCTTCTTGTTCTGTAACTTTTGCTCATAACTCACCGGCCCCTTGTCTATTGTGGGTTTGGTTCGGTGTATCTCTACCTCTATCGGTATTGGTCCCGGTGTTAGTGTCCACACTAGAACTAGTATTACCGTGAATGTCAATCCAAGTCTTCCCCTGCGTGTAATCATTCTCTTTCTCCTCCTCAAGATAGACTTTATATTCGCCAGGGTAAGCCTGGGCTAGCCTAGTTAGAGCTCTCTCCCTCGCCCTCCTGTAATTGCGTTGCCATACCGCATACTTAGCGGCAGCCACCAAACGCTTATTCTCCATCTATCTTTTCCTCTCCAGCTATCATCAACACAGCGATAGTCAATACGATTAGTATACCAACGGCTAGGTTCATCGGGTAATCCTATCTAGGGTATTGGTGATCCCTGCCAAGACTAGGTAGCTCACATCTATTGGCTCGCCCACTAGCACGGCATCCTCGCCGTCTTCCGACCAGCTCGTTACGAATATGCGTGAGTTCACCGGGCCATTACGCCAATACTTGATGCACTCGGTTACATCTCCGCCTCCCCATATGGCTATGCCTTGCTCATCTACCACTTCATAGAAGGTTACGTTCGTGGTCTTACCCTTAAAGCTGATTACGTTACTCATCTTCGCCCTCTCTCTCTTGTAGTTGTATTTCTGCTAGTGCGTGGGTCATCCGCATTATGTTACGCATACCCATATCAGTATTGCCGGAGAATATCTGCTGAATAGCTAACTTCTCACAGAGATCCGCCTTAGCTTGGTAATACTCTGGTGTTGGTTTAGTCATTATCTTCCTCTTTCTCGTAGTCTTTTACGTAATCTAAAGCTCTAGCGTAAGTATCTGCCTCTACTTGATAAGAATAATCTCCTTCAATGATTTGATATTTAGGCATTAGCGACCACCTTCTCGCCTTCCCACTTAAAGAACCCGCCGACTTGCGACTCTAGCCAATAGCCTAGTGAGTCTGCCCCTTGCGAGTTGTTTTCGTAGTCAATAGCCCATTGTGGGTAGGCAACCCTTCTCCCGTTATCATCTAGGAAGATTACTTCGTAGCCGTCGTAATTGTCATAAGAGAGGTCGGCAATATACTCCTTGCCCTCTACCTCTACCTTTACTGTCAATACATAGCTATTTATTTCATTATCTTTAAGTGTTACTTTCATTTCTTTTCCCTCTTTCATTATTGGTTACGCAAGGAGGCTATCTCCTTGGCGTCTTCTTCCTCTTGCTCTTCCTTGTATCTGTCTCTCTCATCCTCATCCAGATCCCAATCTGGTTCGCCGTCATTCATCATCCTTCTCGCCCTCTTCCTCCTCGACTTCTCGAATCAGGTCGTTAATCGTTTTATCCATAGTCATCGCCCTCCCTCTCATTCTATATTCGTGTCGTAGCTAATGCCACACTCTTTGCAGGTAAATACCGCCATCCTGCCAGATCCATATGGCTCGATCGAAACCTTTATCGGGTTATCGCAATCGGCGCACGTCATCGGCTGCCCCATTAGAGCCAGCTCTGATTCAAGTAATAGCCAGGGTCGGACTCAATAGTGCCACGATATAGAACACTCGAAAGGGTATAGACCAAGTGGAAGCCCATATCCATACCACAACCGCCCACTTTAATAGCTCGTGAGCCGTTGCGCTCTACTAGTTTCCAGCCCATAGCCTTTGCCACCGAGTAGGTGATGTTAAGGATCTGGTTATCTTTGACATAGAAAACCGAGATGTCTCGGCTCATTCCGCTTGATGATACGTGCCGGTTAAGGGTTAGAACCTTCGGCTTATCATCACCGGCAAAGAGTTCGACTAGGTGTTCCTTGGCCTCGCGCTCTAATTGCGCTTCCACTAGTTGTTTATGAGTAAGCGGTTTAGTTTCTTCAGTTGTTGTCATTTTCTTTCTCTCTCTCTTGTAGTTGGTTTGGAAGGTTTGACGCCTCCCCACCGCCCCCGCCGAAGCGGGAGAAGTGGACAAAGGTCAAAGTTCTTTGGATCTGGTTTAGTCCTAGCATATGTCCACGTCGTAGTGAAACCCCCCGCACTCGTCGCACTCCTCTAGCCATCCGCTCACTATCATCTCGTAGTTACAGACAGGACAAGGCAGCAGGAAAAGGGTGTTCGACTCGTCGCAATACTCGCCCACTCCCTCCAGCTCCGTTTCGATGTCCTTCTCCTCATCGCAATTTGTGCAAGTGGTGTAATAACTTAGCGGTCTAAGTGGTTTCGCCTCGTCAATCATTCGCTCTCCCTCTCACTCTCGTTCACAGCTCGGTCAAATTCAATTGCCAGGTAGGTCATCGCCCAGATCACTAGCAAGCTCATAAATAGCGCGGTCAAAATAAAACTAATCATTCTCGCCCTCTCTCTCTTTCTCGGTTAATTTTTGGATCTGGTCAGGTTTTATGATCTGGTGAACCCAAAGCTCGGGCTCGTGGATCTGGTTCACTCTTCTTCATCCGCTTCGTCGTGGCAATCGCAACCGACGTATTCCTTCCACGCGTCGGTCTCGTGGATTCCGTCGCCGTAGACCTCCTCAAGCCAACTGACCGCGTCGCTTGCGCCTTCGTTGTATTTGCCTTCGCTTCCTGCCTTGAAAGCCTCGGCTACCAATTCAACAAGCAAACTTTCAGCAATCTCTCTCTGCTTTGCTGTTGTGCAATTGAGCAAAGCCTTTGCGGTGGTGCCTTGTGTTATCTCGTGAACATTCATTCCTTGCCTCTTTTCTTAGTTGCTGACCTCGTCAGGCACCGATTAACGGCACGACGCCCAAAAGGGCGTTTCGGTCTAATTAAACGAACTTATTTGGTGCTTTATCTTCTTTGCCCAATCAGGAAGATGAATCGCGCACCATTCGCCCCCTGCTGTGGAGTAACGCATTTTTGCTCCACAAACCGAGCAACCCGCAAAATATCCCGAAGCGACGAGAAAGCGCTCGCGGTCAAATCGTGGGTTTTCAAGGGCAAAAGCATCGGCTAAGTCGAGGCAAATTTGATCCCTATCAATCACGTCGCCCATATCTCCGACGAACTTCTTTAATACTTCAGCAATCAGCACGTAATCTTTTCTTGTCATTATTTTTTTCCTCCTAGTAAATTGGTGGTGTAGTCAACGTCGCCACCTTCGGCGTCAACAGGTTCTTCAACTTGGGCAAATACTTGATAACGAAGTAAATCCAATTCATCTTCGGTTAATGGTCTATCAGTTGTGAAGATGATGTTGATGGAATAGATATTCATTAGTTGTTCTCCTTGTCGCAAATATGGCAGATGGTTTGGGTTTTCATTTGGAATTCAATAACTATTCTTAAACAGTTTTGGCATTGAAGATAGTCAGGGCTTTTTCTGCTCATTAGTTGTTCTCCTTAATTAGTTCAGGATAAAAGGCTTTTAATTGTTTCCAAAATGATTCAGCAATTTTTGCGGGTTCGGTAATGCCTTCCATATATCCGCAGACATCGGCGTTTATGTCATTAAAGCCGAAATATCCATTCACATCACCAAACGCGATGTATTGGTCATCGGTTAGTGAAGGATGATTAACGCCGAGGAAATGGTAGTCATCATTAACTAACCAATTTTCGGGTGCGGTTTCTTCTAGTGCTTTCATCATTTCTTCATAAGTTGGGTAATCGGTATCCATTTTGTTCTCCTTGGTTCGGTTCGTTCGCCTCGGTCGAAGCGATAGGAGAATGCTACCAAACAATACGGTAGGAATGGGTCAAGATTTGGCACGAGTTTCAGGGCGGAAATCGGGCCCGATTCAGCTCGATTTTTATGATTTGGAACGGGCTAGGGCTAGGGCTCGGTTTAGATCTGGAAGGGTCAAACGGATCTGGGCGAGGTGTTTCTGATCTGGAACGGGTCGAGGCACCGGCAACACAAAGCTCCGCCCTGGTGATCTGGTAGGGCTTGGTCGGTTGGTGGGTCAGCCGTCGAGGGTCAGGGCTTCGGGCAGTTGTTAATTGTTGGGGCATTGCGGTTGGGGTGTGCCGTCGGGGGAAGGGTTAGTGAATAAAGGTGCCTGTTAAAGAGCAAGCCCGCGCCAATCCGATAACCGCCCCACTTGCCGTTCATCGCTTGCCGATACGGGGCAGAACGGGTCAAAACGGGAACGGGTAGGGCAGAAAAAACGCCACCCCCCGTTGTTAATGTGACGGTGGTGTTGTATTGTGTAGCACGAATAAATATTTTTCCTAAAGTGAACCGCCGTAATTAGACAGTGGATCCCCCATATGTATACCGTTTTAGTGATTTGTAACACAAATAAAAGATTTATTTGTAAAAAGCGGGAAACGCTTAAAATTTACTGCCTTATACAGTATAGGGAGCAAAGCTTCGAGCGTTCCGCTTTGCGACCACGGTTGGCCTCTGGCGAGGCCCCCTAGGGCTGAGCCTATATTTACCCCTCAGTTCGCTGTGGCTCCTTCGGGCGCTAAGCCCGAACAGTGTGCGGTGCTTCGCACCGCTTTTAGTAGGGATAGTTCTATTAATAGATACAGCGCCCATTAAATTCCTCAACCTAGTATAGGAATCTATGATTCCGGCAGACGAGCCACGCCTCGTCCTAAGAATGAAATTCGCGGCGTTACGCCGCTTGGAGGAATACGTGGCAGAAAACTCAGCAGATATAGCTAAGAGGATTATCCTCGGCTGTATAGCAGAAGGTATGACTGTAGACGCCGCTTGTGCCTCGGCTGGCAAGTCTATGAAGACTTATGAATATTACCGGCGCACCGATAAGGTCTTCGCCGACAAGATGGATCGAACTAGGCTAGGTCTAAAAGATAAGGCTTTTGCCTCCGGCGATGTCCACGATATATCTTTCGCCGAGTTTCGGGAGCGCTTCCTAAATTCCAAGACTTTTCCACATCAGCAGAACCTAATAGATTTAATCGAGGGTAGAACCCCAAGCTGGCTTCACCCCAGTATGAAATATGAACCCGGCGTATCTGATAATAGAATCCTTATTAACATTCCGCCAAACCACGCCAAGTCAATCACGGTCACCGTAGATTATGTAACTTGGATGGTAGCCCGCAATCCGAACTTTAGAGTCTTGATAGTTTCCCAGACTCAGCGCCTAGCGGCTGACTTTCTCTACGCCATCAAGCAACGCCTTACGCATCCAATGTATCAGGACCTTCAGAGTGCATATGCTGCTGGCGTAGGGTTTAACTCTAAGTCTGCATCTTGGCAGGCAACTCGAATCACCTTCGGTGATGAGCTTCGTGAATCCGGTGAAAAAGACCCGAACATTGAAGCAGTCGGTATCGGCGGTCAGATTTACGGTAAACGTGCCGATATGATTATTGTAGACGACGCAGTTACCCTGTCTAACGCAAATGACTTTGAACGCCAAATCAAGTGGCTAACACAGGACGTTAGGTCCCGTCTTAACCCTACTGGTAAATTAATTATTATCGGAACCCGCGTTGCCTCGGTAGATCTATACAAGGAACTACGCAACGAAGATAGATACCCAGGTGGCCTAGTCCCTTGGAAGTATCTAGCGATGCCAGCCCTACTTACGGCTGATGAAGACCCCGACAAGTGGGAAACCCTCTGGCCTTACTCCGATGCACCATTCGATGGACAGACCGAAGTAGAATTGACACCAGAAGGTTTATATCCTCGCTGGTCAGGTCGTAACCTTTATAACGAACGCCAGTCTATGGACGCATCTACCTGGGCTTTGATTTATCAGCAACAAGATATCTCAGATGACTCAGCCTTTGACCCGGTATGTGTTCGTGGCAGTATTGATGGAATGCGTAAAGCCGGTCCATTGGTTGCAGGTCACCCTGGACATCCACGAGATTTGCAAGGCTTTAGTATTATCTGCGGGCTAGACCCCGCGATGATTGGTGATACCGCCGCGATATGTTATGCAATTGATAGATCTAGTAACAAGCGCTACATCATAGACGCTATTAAGATTACTAGACCAAGTCCTGCAGCTATCCGTGACTTGATATTCAATTGGACTTCACTCTACTCACCTAGTGAGTGGATAGTTGAGAAGAACGCCTTTCAGTCGTTCCTTACTCAAGACGAAGGTATCCGTCAGCATTTAGCATCTCGCGGCGTTCTACTACGCGAGCACCATACTGGTAATAATAAATGGGATTCCGGATTCGGTGTAGCTTCAATGGCTACCCTGTTTGGAAGTAAACAACACGATGGTAAGCATCATAGAGATAATCTGATACATCTACCTAGCGATCAGACCGAGAATGTCAAGGCTCTAATAGAGCAGTTAATTACTTGGTCACCTACTACTAAGGGTAAGACCGACTTAGTTATGGCGCTCTGGTTCTGTGAGATTAGAGCAAGAGAAATGCTCAACTATGGTAACTATGCCACCCACCATTTAAAGAATCCGTTTTTATCAACAGCAGAAAAGCGTAAAAGAATTGTCGTCAACCTAGACGAACTATTCGCACAAAAAGACAAGACCTTCATCTAAGGAGACAGCAATGCCAGCACCGTTAATAGGATTAGCAGTAGGGGCAGCCGCTCGAATTGCAGCAAAAAAGATAGCACAAGCTGGAGCTAAAGGCGCAACTAAAGCTGGTATGAATGCTGCCAAAGAAACTGCTAGTAAGTTAAAGCCATCAAAGTATCCTTCTGGCAAAGGCAAAGAAGTAAATATTAGAGTTGAAGGTAAGGCAAAAGTTAAATCTAAGTCTGGTAGCACATCAACAACTACAGACGCTAAGACTATTAAAGCAACTAAAAAAGGTTTAACGGATAAGCAACGCTTAGGCGTAGCCAAGGCTAATGAGACTAAGCGCGTTAAAGAAATTGTAACTGCTGGACAGACAACCCAAAAAGCATCTCAAAAAATTATTGGAAAAGAAGTAATAAAAAAGCGCGGAGCGCAAGTAGCAGCAGCAGCATTAGCTGCTGACGATGTTCGTCTCCGTATGAAAAAATCTAAGTAAGGACTCACATTGTTAACAGCCAAAGAAGTTAATGCGAAGTTAGGTCGTTTGCAGACCAAGTTTGCAGCCCGCGACCAACGTATGCGCGACGTTCTTTCCGTGCGTCAAGGTGACCTTTCTAAAGTCTTTCCTTCGATGTTCTCAGAGGATTACCCAAAGCCTCTAGTCGCTAACTTCATTGACGTTGCAGCACGTGACCTAGCAGAAGCTATGGCTCCTATGCCATCTTTTAACTGTTCTGCTACCAATATGGTTTCCGATAGCCAACGCAAGGCTGCTGATATCAGAACACGTATCGCTAACTTCTATGTGACCTCATCTGACTTGCCTATCCAGATGTATCAAGGTGCTGACTGGTATAACACCTACGGTTCAATGGCAGCAATCGTCGAACTAGATTACGAAAGCAACAACCCACGTATCCGCCTGCTAAACCCTTTTGGCGTTTACCCAGAGGTAGATCGTTTCGGACGCACAGTATCTTTGACCCAAGTTGTTAATATTGATACTGAATCACTAGCAGCGCAGTATCCAGAATTTGCTGAGCAAATCCTTGCTCGCCAGAACTACCAACCTGGTAGCCCTTATATAACTATGGTTCGCTACCACGACGCAGAGCAAGACTTAATCTTCCTACCAGAGCGTAAGAACTTAACACTAGCTCGTGTGCCTAACCCAATCGGTAAGTGCCTAGCACGTGTAGTAACACGTCCATCTTTGGACGGTGAAGCACGTGGTCAGTTCGATGATGTGCTATCAGTTCAACTAGCACGTGCTCGTTTTGCTATCCTTCAGATTCAAGCCGCAGAAAAATCTATTCAAGCACCTATTGCTATCCCACAAGATGTGCAAGAACTTGCACTTGGACCAGATTCAATTATGCGCTCAGCGCAACCACAGAACATTCGTCGTGTTGCATTAGACCTACCGCCAGGAATCTTTGCTGAATCCGGTGTGCTAGAGCGTGAACTACGTATGGGTGCTCGTTATCCTGAATCACGTTCAGGTCAGATTGACGCATCTGTTGTAACAGGTCGTGGAGTTCAAGCCTTACAAGCAGGCTTTGATACACAAATCAAATCAGCACAAGCAATGTTCGCACGTATCTTCGGCGAACTAATCTCTGTCTGTTTTGAGATTGATGAAAAACTATTTCCAAATGTTACCAAAACCATTAAGGGAACCGATGACGGAAATCCATTTGTCCTTAAATACATCCCTTCAAGGGACATTAAGGGCGAATACGGAGTTGATGTCCGTTATGGCATTATGTCTGGTATGGATCCTAACCGAGCAATCATTGCGCTCCTACAGATGCGTAGCGATAAACTCGTCAGTCGCGACTATGTCCGTCGTGAAATCCCAATGGACCTAAACGTAACCCAAGAAGAACAGCGAGTAGACATTGAAGAAATGCGTGATTCTCTCCGCGTTGCTGTTGCTCAGTATGCACAAGCTATACCGGCACTTGCAGCGCAAGGACAAGACCCTTCTCAAATCGTTACCCGCATTGCGGGTGTTATCCAGGGTCGTCAAAAAGGACTCTCACTAGAAAATATTGTGGAAAAGGTATTTATGCCTGAACCGCAACCTCAAGCACCAGAAATGATGCCAGGTGCTCCACAGCAAATTCCAGCAGTAGGTGCGGCCCCCGGTCCTGCCTCGCAGCAACCTCCACAAGAACAACCTGGTTCGGCCCCTGCTGCTGGTCAACGTCCCGACATCGCTTCATTACTCGCCTCTATTGGCGGCGCAGCATAACTAAGGAGGTGCAATATGAACAAAGGATCACACGCTCCAGCTCCAGTTCAACCAGTAAAGGTTGATACAAAAGCAGGATCTGTTAAGGGTGGCAAGGTAGACTTCGGCTACGCTCCAGCAGGTCGCAAAGGAACAAAGGCTTAAATGTTATTCAAGGAGGCACTGGGCTATGAACGATAATAAGATCAATCGCCCAGTGCATTCCGCAGATTTCCTAGCAGTGTTCGCTGGATTCGTGCATAACCTTGCACAGTCAGTTGAAGTATTAACATCAGAATTATATGAAATGGCAATTTACAATTCAACCAACCGCACCAAGATAAATCGTGCGTGGGAAGAAATGTCCCAAGACTTAGAAAACTTACAGGAGGAACAAGATGGCTAATCCATTAGTCGGACCATCAGGCCCTGGTGCTTTTTCTAAGCGCACAGATGTAGGAACACCTGAAATGAAAATGGGTTCAATCGCATACGGCGAAGGTATAGAGACTGCTGCTATTAAAGCCGGTGCTCCACTTGCCAAGACGGGCGATGTAACGCCGTCACAAGCACCTGAAGTTCCAATGGCTCAAGAACCAGTAACTCCACTATTTGCTCCATCACAACGCCCAGATGAACCAGTAACTGCTGGTGTTGACATCGGTGCTGGCGCAGGAACAGAAGCCCTTATGATGGCTAAGCCTGCCGATAAACTTTCAGACACTTTAGCTCTTATGCTTCCATATGACACAACTGGCGAAATTACAATTCTTTACCAGGACGCTTTAGCAAGAGGTAACTAGTGCGCTACCAAAACTTAAACGTAGCTGCTGAAAAAGCAAATTTAAATCCTACGCAAAAGCAGCAGGTGGCAACACTTTCATCTTTGCTAGATACACATAAGAACCTTCTCGACCTGCCTCAAAAGCAAGCAGAACAAAAGTATGCAACTTTACCTGAAGACCAAAAAAAGGCTTTAGTAGATACATTCGGAAATGAACCTGACAAACCAAAAAGAGGTTTCTTTGAAAACGCTGCTAGATATAGCGGTGCTTATTGGGCGTTTAAGGGATTAAGTAAGGTTGCTCAACTTACAGATCGTGCCTACAGAACTGGTCAAATTGCTTTAGAAGAAACTGAAATTCCATTTATTACTTCTGGTGATAAAACACGTGGTATTACAAAGACAAGCGAAGCTTGGAAGGTTGCTGGCGAAACCGGCGAACTAGTATTTAACCCATCTCGTATGGACAAGGCTAAAAAGAAATACGGAGAAGACCGTATTGCTGTTGCTATCAAAGCAGATTCTGGTATGCCTCTTGACGAGATTCAAGCAACAGGAACTCCTGCCGAGCAGAAGATTGCAGCCGAAGCTGCACAGAACCGCGACCCATTATTTCAAGATGCAATTGATTCTGTTAAGGCTGCTAAGTATTCACCAGGTCGCCAATTAGCAAACGCCCTTCTTCCTGAATCCTTAGAAGGATCTGGCTTTTTATACAAAGGCATATCTGGTTTTACCGATGCCGCTTATAGAGTATATACCGATCCAACTCTGGCTCTTGGTAAGGCTAAGAAAGCCTATGATGTAGCAAACTACGCTCTACTTAAAATAGTTGGCAGTCCACAAAATGTAGATAGAGTATTTAGAAATCAAGGCGTTGTTAGATTCTTTGATACTTATGGAACTGAATTAGAAAAACTTTCTGTTGCTCGTAAGGCTAAAGATATTAAGGCAGCAACCGAAGCATCAACTATGCTTAAGCGTATTGCTCCTGAATTTGGCCCTGTAGCAGTTGACGAATTTATTAAGGCTGGCGTTAAGAACGCAGCAACTGCAAAGAATTATCTTGCTAATCACGCAGACGTTGCAGTAATTCTAAAAGGCCAACCTGCCCGTAGCACTCCTTTAATACCTCGTTTAGATGCAGCCCGTCAAGCACGTGTTGCTGTATTTACTGGCGCTGATAAGGTTTTTAATATTGACAAAGTTGGGCAAAAGATTGTTACAGCCCTTTATGGCACTGCTCCACAATATGAAGATATTATTACCGGTCTTACTAGTAGAACAGAACAAATTGGCGCTTTAGAAAAAGGCATTGGAAAACTTAAAGGATCTAGCGGAGTAGTTCGTTTTTCCGTAAACCAAATTCAAGGACGCATAGATAGCTTTGCACGTAAATTCACAACTGTTCCATATTTTAAAGATGGTTATTTTGATGTAGCATCTACTGATGCAACTGCTCAAGTTTATAGAATCGCTCGTTTGGCTAATAGCCGCTACCACAGCAAAGTTATTACAGAAGCATTTGAAGCCGGTAACGAAGGTCAGCGCAAGCAAATATTTACAGGTCTTTGGAATACTGTTGCTGAAATTCGTGACGTATCTAAATCCAAAGCAGGAAAATCTTATATGGATGAATTTGCTGGTAAAGGTTTAGAAAAGAAATATGCAGCAGATATTGTTATTGATGGCGTTAACAAAGGTAATCCAGCGCAGTTTGGTGATCAACAGCTAGCGTTGTTCCCATATCAACTTTCAACAGCAATTGCAGTTCCATCTGTAATTGACTTAGACCGTCTTTCTGCTCGCTCTGGTATTATTGGACGGATTGTAGGCGTGTCCCATCAAAAATGGGCAGAGCAATTAACCTCTTGGTGGAGTATTTTAACTCTTGCTGGACCGCGTTTTGCAATTCGTAACGCAACAGAAGACTTAATGATGCATATTGCTATCGGCAGTTCTCCTTGGGGGATTGCTAAAGGGCGTATGCTTTCTACGCGTTTGCGTGTAGGTAAAGGTATTTCTGGGGATGCCACAATTCGTGGCAAAGTAAAACAAACTATTACTTTAGATACCGAAGCAGGCGAACTAGGTGCCATTAATAAACTTATTCGCAGAAAAGAACTCGCTAAATATAAGTCGAAGATTGATAGCGCTAAGACAGTTGAAGATGTCCGTAGAATTATGGCAGAAGCAGTCTTAGAAGATAAACTTGCTTATAAACTAGACAAACGTGGTTCTCAGATTCTTGCAGAAATAGCACAATATGGAAACCTTGACCGCACTTTAGCTGACGTTGCTGAAGGCGGAAAGAACGCACTTCGTGGCGCAGACCAATATGTAAGCGCTACTAATGATGTGGCTCGATTTGGTAAAATGGGTGCCGTTGAAATCAATGGTGTTGCTTACAAGCAAGCAGTTGGTGAAAAGGGTTTCACTCAATTTAACCCAGTAGCAAGCCAGGCTTCAAGAGTCTCTTGGTTAGTTCAACTTGGTGTTACCAGTAATGATGATCTCGCTAAAATAGCCGTTGCCAACTTAGACAAAGAACCCGAAGTTGCTATTAGAGCGATGAAAGATTACCTAGGAAGCCTATCTGAAAAAGAACTAGGACGCTTCCAACTTTATGAGGCTGGCGGAAATATAGATATCCACGCTCGTAAGGCTTACGATGCTGTTCGTAACCTTTATTCAAAGCGTAATGGTGAAGTAAACCTAGATTTATTGAATAAGGTTCGCACCTTTGATGAGTTCGGCAACCCAGTAGTTTCTACCAAGAATCTATCTATTGAAGATTTACCAAATACTTCTAAGTTAAGTCCTGAATTTATCTCTGGTCCTACGTTAGTTCCAGTATTTGAAAGCAATAACTTTGCGGTAAACTTATCTGAGCGCACTTGGGACGCTATGGGAGAAGCTAACGCTAGATTCTCCCGTGAGCCAATTGTTATTAATGAAATGATCCGAGTCCGCAAAGAAATGCAAGACTCAGGTTTTGAAGAACGCTTTATTGCTGCTCGCACTAAAGGATTATCTGGCGATAATTTGGCACAAGGTATGACAAATGCTAAGACTGAAGTAATTAACCTAGCCGAAGAACTATCAGTAGGCAGAGTCTTAGCATATGTAGATAACCCTGCAATGCGTAGCCAGTTGGCTATGTCTTCTCGTAACTTTGCTCGTTTCTACCGTGCTACTGAAGACTTCTACCGTCGTATTTATCGCACAGTTAAATATAATCCAGAGTCAATCCGTCGTGCAGCTCTTACATACGAGGGAATAACACACTCAGGTTTCGTCCAACAAGACGATAACGGTGATTCATACTTCTTCTACCCAGGATTAAACCCTGTTTACCAAACTATGCAAGGTATTGCAGATGCTTTTGGTATGCCAGAAGGATTCCAAGTGCCAATGCCGGTAGAGTTCGGTGCTAAATTAAATATGATTACACCGTCAATGAACCCTGATTCTTTGTTTCCTACATTCTCAGGACCAGTTGCAGCAGTCCCAATGAAGTTTTTATTTGCTTTAGTTCCACAACTAGATAAGTTCGAAAAGAACTTCCTCGGTATTTACGCTGAAGATCAAGCAATGGTGAAGGCTATATTCCCGGCACACGTAAATAAATTCCTATCTATTATGGATAGAGATGAGCGCAATTCTCAATATGCTTCAGCAGCACGTAAGGCTGCTACAGCACTTGAGGCTGGTGGACACGGAATTAAACCTACTTGGAATCCAGAAACCCAAGTATGGGAAGCACCATCTGAAGGTGAACTTCAAGCCTATAAAGATAAACTGGCAACATCTACAACAGCAGTTTTAGCACTGCGCTTTATATTTGGATTCTTTGCTCCAGCATCTCCACAATTAACATTAAAGTCTGATATGGCTCAATGGGCTAGAGATAATGAGCGAGTAAACTTTAAACAAGTTTATAACAATCTTATTAACCGTTATGACGGAGATATAGATAAAGCATCTACTGAGTGGATTCGTCTATACCCAGATCAAATGCCATATACCGTTTCAGAATCTGAAAGTGACGCTGTATCGGTAGTTCGCGCTGTAGATCAGACAGTAGAATGGATTGATAAGAACCAAAGTTTATTAAAACAATATCCACAAGGTGCTCCATTCTTAATGCCTAAGACTGGTGAGTTTAGCTTTGATGCTTACAAGATTCTCTTTACACAAGGAATCAAAAGGTCCAAGACCCTTGAAACCTACCTAAGAGATGTTCAGACTGCTAGAGATGTTCAGTTCTATTATTCCCAAAAAGAAGCATATGAAGATGAACTGGCTAATACCTACTCTGACTCTTTAAAGCGTAACCTAAAGACACAA